TTTGGGCTGCCCGGCTTGGTCGCTTCTCCATACTCCCCCTCCCGCAAATTTTTCTTTCCCCCGCCCTTCCCGTTTTCCCTCCTCCACATATTCTACCATTGGAGGGCAGGGGCATTTCCCCCTGCAAGAAAGGGAGTGACGCCATGCCTACACCTTATTTCGAGGTTGCACATCTCACCAAACACTTCTCCACCGACGAATCCACCGTCGCCGCCATTCAGGATGTCTCTTTTTCCTTGCAGAAGGGGCAGTTTCTCTCCATCTTGGGGCCCAGCGGCTGCGGAAAATCCACCCTCTTCAACCTCATCGCCGGGCTGATGCAGCCGGATTGCGGCGACATTCGGCTGCAAGGCGAATCCATGCTCCTGCGCCCCGGTCTGACCGGCTACATGCTGCAAAAAGATTTGCTCCTGCCGTGGCGGACGATTGCGGATAACATCATCCTCTCCAAAACACTTCACGGCACACGGCGGCAAGCAGCGCTGAAATCCGCCGTCAGCGACATTGCTGCGTGCGGGCTGCGCGACCTGCTGAATCGCCGCCCAGACGAATGCTCCGGCGGGCAGCGGCAGCGTGCGGCACTTGTGCGGACGCTGCAGACAGGCAAACCGCTTCTGCTGCTTGATGAGCCGTTCGGCTCCCCCATCACCCCGCATAAAATCAGGTAAAAAAAGTAATGTCCCTGATGCGCTTGACGTCCTTCGTCCATTCCAGCTGAATCTCCTCGATAAACGCCCGCCAGAAGGCGCGTTTGTGGTCGTTGTCAAGAGAGATGTAGAGCTGCTTCCAGCCGTCGGAGAGGATGCGGCTGATTTTGTGGTAGTCGGGCTTGGCGGTCAGCTCCTGGCGCTCGGCGTTGGCGGCATCAATCCGCGCCATCAGGTCGTCATACTGCCGGTCGTAGTCCGCGGCGGTCTTGATGCGCCCCTTCTGCCAGGCGTAGTTCAGGCGGGCAAGCTCCTGCTGAAGCTCCGCCAGGTCGTGCTGGGCGACGCGCTGCGGGGCGCTTTGAAGGCGCAGGAGGTACATGTGCTTTTCGCGCATGACGGCTTCCACCTCGCTGAGCATGATGGCTTCCAGCCGATGCTCGAACGCCATCGTGCGAAAATCGCACTTCTTTTCGAGATTTCCCCGGTAGCAGCGGTAGCCGTAGTACTTGTAGGACAGCTTCTGACCGCTTTTGCCGATGCGGTTGAGCACCGTCGGCGAACCGACGAGCATATTGCCGCAGCAGGGGCAGCGGATGAGGCCGCCGAAGATGTAGGTGTGTTCGCGCTGGGACGTGCGCGGGTTGTGCTGGATGTACTTCTGCATCGTCTCGAACGCCGCGGGGGTCATGTAGCCCTCGCAGTAGGCGGGATTGCCGCGATATGTGCCGCAAATCAGCTCGCTGGTCAGCGCATTCTTGATGGTCGAGTAGGAGAAAGCGCGGCTGTATTTGGCGTTGATGTAGTGCAGGGCGGCGCGGACGGAGCGGTTCTTGCAGAAGTGCGCAATCAGATCCTCCATAATGATTTCGTCGCGCTTGGCGATGTACTTGCGGCGGTCGCCGTCGTCCGACTGCTTCACCTGATAGCAGAACGGCAGGGCTTGCGAACCGTACAGCGGCTGACCCGACTTCACCTTGTACTCGTTAATCATGCGGATGCGCTCGCCCACCTGATCCGCCTCGAACTGCGCCATCGTCAGCTTCATGTTGACGAACGCCTCCCCGGACGGCGTGGACAGGTCGTATTTTTCCTCCGTCGCCGTCCAGATGACACCGCCCGCGGCCAGCCGCTTCATGCACTCGTGATATTCCGCGACGGAGCGGAAGAATCTGTCCAGCTTAATGAAGATGATGCGGCGGAAATTCCCCTTTTCCGCGTCCTGAATCATGGCTTGCAGGGCGGGACGCTTGCGGATCAGCTTCCTGCCGGAAACGCCCTCGTCCTTGTAGAACTTCACGATTTTCATGCCGTGGCTGTCGGCGTACTCGGTCAGCTTCTCCTCCTGCGCCTCGATGGAGATGCCATGGAGTTTCTGCTCCTGCGTGGACACGCGGATGTACGCCGCCACGTTCTCGATGTAGCTTGTTTTTTCTGCCTGATTCGTCATTTCTTCCTTCCACCTTCCTATGGCGATGGCTGCCGCTGCGCGCATTCATAAAGCTACGGGCGCACCCATACCTATATGCCACCGGGGAGGTGAAGCGGATGGATGCTGACCGTCTTTTTGCGAAGGAGAACGCGCCGACGGCAGAGCAGATGCTTGCGACGCTCGTCCGCCTGCTGGAAGACCAGGAGGGCGTGACGATTGAATACCGCGTCGTAGAAAGTGACCCGCGCGCTTGACGCGGGTGGAAGTCTTGCGGCGGATGCAGGTACAGCGGTTGAAGCCCGCTGGAATCAGGTGTGTGGATGGCGCGCGGGAAGAAAGTGCCGAGCGCAAAGGCAAGACCCTTGGTTTACAAAAAAGCGCGGCGGTGGTAATTTGGTTGACACGCCGTGCCGCAACTGCTTTTCAGATTTTCTGCATTTTTGTCAACTGACTTACAATAGAAGCACCAGCACGCCGACCACGAGCGCCGCAACGCCCAGCACCTCGACCAGGCACCCGCTGCACCCGGTCATGCGTTTCATTTTTGCCCGCCGTCCACTGCGAGTCGTCGGGACACCTGTCCAGCGGGCAAAGCGCTGTTTGGCGGACGTGATGCCAAGCGCGCGCTTCCATGAGAATCCGCGGCGGCGATGATGATGAAAATAATGACGGCGACGTGCCATAATGATACCTCCTATTGCTGTACTTCTTCTTTCCCCCTCACGCATTCCGCGTTGGGGGCTTATTTTATTTCTTCCGTTGATTTTTTCGGGTGGCTTTCCAGCAGCTCCAGAACGATTTGCTGATAGATGGGGTCGGCGGCGTGGTACGCGGCGAGGATGCGCTCGTCGGGGGATGGAGCGGAGGGCACGTCTACGCTATCAATAATCATCATCGGGTCTACTTGCAGCTTTTTCGCAAGCAACAGCACTTTATCCCGGCGCATATTCTTGATAGCGCCCGTTTCCCACTTGCGGACGGTGGATTTTCCAACGCCGCAGGCTTCGCCGACCTCTTCGAGCGTCAGCCCAAGTTCTTGACGGCGCTGCTTCAAGTCCATAGGAACGCCGGACGTGGGCGGCTGGTGCGCTTCGTCTGTCCAGCCCATCAGGTACTCCGGCGTGGTACGCAGCGCGCTGGCAAGCAAAGAGAGTGTTTCTGCCGGGCAGCTCATGCCCGCTTCATAGCGGTAGACGTTTGCGCGGTCTTTGCCGATTTGCGCGCCAAGCGCATCGGCACTGATGCCTCGCTCTATGCGCAACAGCCTAATTCGCTCCCCTAAACTTGATTCCGCCATCAAATACCGCGCATCAACATCCAGCACTCGTGCCATTTTGCACGCTGCCGCGTACTTTGGCACGTATTTCCCGGACAAATAGCGGCTAATAACACTTTTGGAGATGCCGCTCCGCTCGGCAAGTTCACAAGGGCGCATGTGTGCGGCATCTAACGCAGAACGAAGCCGTTCGGCAGCAGTATCGCTCATACATCCACCTTCCCCCCTCACGCATTCCGCGTAGGGGGCTTTTTTATTTCCGCAGCGGCGAAGCGACCGGGAACGGCAGGCGTGTCCTTCTCTTCCTCCGCGCTGTGCTGACGATAGTTTTCGGCAAACTCATGCACGAAATTCAAAAAATTGTCGCGCTGCTCTTTCGGAAGCGTGACGAAGGCTTCCAGCATGGAGCGCCCGTACTCGCCGAGGTCATACTCCTGCACCAGCCCATCAATCAAAGTCGGATTTAGCTGATTGAACATCTCGCCCGTACCGTCGCGCAGCCATTCCTCGCGCACGTTGAAGGTGGTGCAGATTTGAGAGATGTGGATGTCGCGCAGTTCGCGGCGACCGGTTTCAAAATGTGCGTAGGTGGATTGTGCCACATTGATGCGTTCACTGAACTCCTGCTGGCTTAAGCCAAGGGCTTTTCGGAGTTCTTTCAGGCGTTCTTTCACGAAACCGCCTCCCTTCATATAGCATTGTAGCATGAAATCTAATACATTGCAATTATTCCAGCAAAAATTCTTGACATTTTTAATCCATTGGACTATAATACTAATACAGTGTATTACGTGGAGGTGAGAGCATGGTTAAGCAGTTCAGCGCGCAGGATACCGCCAATATTGAGGCGGCGGCGCAAATACTCGCGAAAGATGTCCACGACCTGCCGGAGTCGCAGCAGGCGTATTTCTGCGGCGTGATTCAGGGCGTTCTGATGACACTCAAAAGCACGAAGAGCGCATAAGGAGGTGTTTCCATGCCGGATTTCCTCACCCGCCCCGGCGCACCCACGGCGGCACAAAAAAAGGCGGCATAACCGCCAGCACCATCAGGGGGAATTTTGTTCATCTGCATCACGCTTCGTCGCATCAGCAACGCGCCGCGCGAAGCTCATGACAGCATCGCGCTCATTCTGCGGCATCGAAACGAATGTTTCCAGCAGAACGTGCGCCATGTCGTCGAGCTGATACTTTTCGCAAAGCTGCGAAATCAGCGAATCGGAAGATTCTTCAAACATGTTTCCTTCGCCCGTCCGAAGCCAACGCTCCGACACGTTGAACTGAAGGCAAACGAGCTTCAGAATCTTCTCGGTGACTTCGCGGTCGCCGCGTTCGATTTGCGACAAATACGTTTGGGCAAGCGTGATTTGCTCGCCGAAATTAGCCTGATTCAGGTTTAGACTTTTCCGAACCTGCTTAATCCGGTCATTGATAGTTTCCATGAAGTTGCCCCCTTTCCGTGGTGCAATCTTATCATAACACGAAATTACCACAATTGCAATATTAAATTGCAAAAAGCACTTGACATAGTACCGCAAAAGCGGTATAGTAATAGTGCAAATGCAATAAAATCAAAGGAGGGCGGAAGATGAGTAGCAGAGAGATTCAGCAGGCTGCGTCCGAAGCCGACAAGTTGGCGGCAATTATTGCCAGCTTGACGACAACCGAACAGGCGTTGTTATGCGGCTTTGCTCAGGGAATCGCTCTTGCGTCTACGCTGGACACGAAGCGTGCGTAAGGCGGCACAAAAAAAGGACTCTCACAGTCCTTCATTCCTTTTCATTTTCGGGGTCTAACTCAATGCCCTGCTCGCGGAGGTAGTCGGCGCAGGTCAGGATGGATTCTGCCAGCGCGCGCCAGCCATCAGGGCGCTTCACAATGCCGGTTAGCAGTGCTTTTACCAGCGGGTCGCCCGACGTGATGGCGGCATCAATCAGCCGTTCGTCCTCGTCCTGCTGGTCGAACATTTCGTTCGATGCGCCGGTGAGGTACTGCGGATTGACGTGATACGTCGTGCAGATGAGCCGCTGAACAGACTCCGACGGCACAACACGGTCAAGCTCGTACATAGAGTACGCCATTCGAGTGAGTCCAAGACTTTTGGCGAAGTCTTCCTGATTCATTTTGCCCGGCTGTGCCTTTCGGATTGCTTTCAGTCGCTGACCAAGTGTCATGCTCATGATGACACCTCCCTTCAAGGGCATTATAACACAAAGAAAATGCGTTTGCAACAGCATTTTTATCACATTTTGCGTTGACAACAGCAAAATTAAATGATATAATGCTGTCGGAACAGCAATTGCAGATTTGGTGGAGGAAATAGAGAATGGTAGACAAGAAGCTGATTCTTGATATGCTCGACAAACTGCCCTACGCAATGCAGGTAAGTCTGCTTGCTGGATTGACTACGGGGCTGACCGTAGCCGATACGAAAGGAGTGCCGCACAATGACACATCAAGCCCCCTGCCCCCGCCCCGGCGCACCCAGCGCGGAGCAGCTCTTCGCGACCCTCGTCAGTCTGTTTGAAGACCAAGAGGGCGTGAAAATTGACTACACCATCGTCGATGGCGATGGCAAGGACGGACACAAGGACGCATAAGGAGGTATCCACCATGTCCCGCGACCTGAAACCCAGCGAACGGCTTGTGCAAATCGGACAGACGGCGCTTCGTGCGCCTGACGGCTCTTTCCTGCCTGCGCAACCGCTCTATATCATCGTCGAAGCCGCGCCGGACGAGCCGCAAGACAAGCTGTTCAGCGCAGGCGAAGAACAGCTCATGACTGACGTATCCGGCATCTTCGCCAAGAAGTTTGCGCAGTACGTTCAGGGGCAGCAGTGATTGGCAGTTTACACTCCCTTAGTGGGAACTACAAAAAAGGAGGTTTCCCCCATGACCATTGGCGAGAAGATGACCATCACGACGTGGCGCGCACGTCAGCTGGCGTATCTGGAAGAGATGTATTCCCCGCGCGAACACATGGGCAAGCTGATGAGCCACCTCGGCGCACGACAGGTCTACATCCAGCTCTACAACACCATGCGCACCGCGCTGAACAGCCTGTCGGAGCAGCCGAACACCTACGTCGCGATGGCGGTCTACCGCAAGCTGCGGGAGGACATGAACACGCTCGATGACATGCTCGACCAGCTGGAAGATACCGGGCTGTACGACCCGGACGAGTACGACCCGAATGAAGTGGAGGGCAATGCGTGATGGCACAGAATCAGCAGAATGACAAGCTCCGCGTCGTCGTGACGAACGCAGCGACGGGCGAAATCGTAACGGACTGGACGGAAAGCACGGTGGTCGTCATTGCGAGCGACATCATGGATGTGGCAGAAGGGGGCAAAGCGTCGAGCCATGTGTTTATCTGCGGCAAGCCCAGTGGTATTGCACAGTTGATGGCAGACGATGACGACCTTCGCATGTACGCGCGGCTGGCACTCATGATACGCGAGTTTCGCGCGAAGCAAGAGGAGGAAGCGCAGTGAGCTTGAACCCCATCGGCTACGTCGTCCAGCTCCCTATTCCGGACGGCGTGACCCTGTATCTTGCCCGCTTCACCCGTGGCGGCGTGGAACTCACTGCCGACCTCGACCGCGCCATGCTTTTCGACACCGAAGGACGCGCGAAGGATTTCGCCTTTCACGCGAGCTTCATCCTCTCCCTCGACGGGCGCACCTTCGAGGTGGAAAAGTGCTTCGAGCAAGTGACGCTGAACGGCGACGCAGATTTGCTGGACGCTGACGACGCGCCCGACGACGACAACGAGTAAGCAAGACAAGGAGGTTTCCCCATGAGCTTCGAGATGGCACTATTCGCGGCACTGCTGACGGTGATTGGCATCCCGGCGGTCATCTACGGCCTCGGCGAACTGCTGACGTCGCTGGACTGCCGCACTGCCCCGCGCCAGAAGCGCCGGGAGATTCGCGCTGCAATGGTGCAGCGGAAGTCGCCCGTCACCCCCGGCATGACCGCCATGATGTGCCGCGCGGGGGCAGCCTCCGAGATGAGAAGGAGGAATTTCTGATGGGCTTCGCTGACCACCCCTATTGTGTCGTGCTCCAGACGCACGACCCGGATTCCACCGACTCCGCGCAGGAAAGCGCCTACGCGGACGATGTGCTCGTGCTGGCGCTGACGCATCCGCAGGACGACGGGAAGATTATTCGCGGTAAGCTGATGATTAACGGCGACGCGAAGCGGCTTGCCCGCGCACTGCTGGCGACTGACTTCCGCGATGCGATTCGTGGCGCGATTCGTGATGCGCTTGATGAGAGCGACAAACACAAGCGCAGTCTGTTTGACCGCCTGTTCCGGCGGAAGGAGGATGCCTGATGGCAGACAAGAGCAGTTTCTACCGCGAGCGTGCCAAGGCGCTGGAAAAGCGTTTGGAGCACGAGCAGGAGTGGGAAACGTACTTCCCCGGCATCACCAACCGCGAATACAGCACCTATGCGGACACTTGCGCGTGCGGCATGGCGCGGCGGCTGGACGAAATCGAGGCGGCGGATCTGGTCGCGTCGTGGTGCGGCTTCCAGCGGGAGCGCATCACCATCGTGACGACGGAGAAGCCGCTGGAACGCAACCGCCACGGCGACATCCGCTGCAAGGACGGCATCACCAACTACGACCGCCGCCCGGTGCTGGTGCACACATTCTCCGTGCGCACCCCTGACGGCGCGCCCCGTGGCGAGGGCAGCATCCACTACATCCGCTTCGAGGTGCTGGGGGCGGCTCTATGAGCTGATGGACGGCGCCCTGCGCGTGCTGTGAGGAGGTGGAGGATATGTCTGACAGCGTTCTGATTACACTGCTGATTTGCGCGACGGTGCTTGCGCTGTCGCTCATTCCGCGGCAGAAGTGACCGAATCGCCCTGTTTGCCGTCGCGTTCTGCTTCTATTTCCGCATCGGCTTCGGCTGTCAGCTCGTCTATCAGCTCCTGCACAGTGTGATAGACGCGCGTCTTGATTTGCCCTGCGGCAATCGCTCTTGCTTCCGCGACGGCTTCCAGCAGTTCTTCATCCGGCGTTTCATCGTCTGGATACATCAAAATCGCCACCTTTCGATGCAATTGTAGCATATTGGAACACATCGTGCAAGGAGGTTCTCTCATGAACGTATTCTTCGGCATTGGTCGCCTGACCGCCGACCCCATCATCGGCACAACGAGCGGCACGGGAGTCAGCGTCGCCCGGTATACCCTCGCCATTCCGCGCTGCCGGACGGGCGAACAGCAGGCTACCGACTTCATCCGCTGCAAGGCGTTCGGCAAGGGCGCGGATTTCGCCGCCAAGTACCTGCGCAAGGGGCAGCGCGTCGCCGTGCGCGGGTCGCTGCAAGTGAGCAAATACGAGAAGGACGGTACGCCGCAGACGATGGTGGAGGTCGTCGTCGCGCAGCAGGAGTTCTGCGACGCGCCGCGCAAGAAGCAGGAAGACCCGGACGACGACCGCGATTTCCCGGAATCGCTGGAGGAGGTGACGGGCGTTGAAGTACCCCTCTAAGGCAAAAGAAGCCATCCGGGCGACGGAAATGTCGCCCGTGACGCTCGCTGAGGCGCTGTCGCTCCAAGACACGCAGCGCAAGTACGGCAACGAGAAAGTCGTCATCAATGGGCAGACGTTCGATAGCCAAGCGGAATACCGCCGCTGGCGTGAACTCTGCCTGATGGCGCAGGCGGGCGAAATCGGCGATTTGCAGCGCCAAGTGCGGTATGAGCTTGTCCCCGTTCAGCGGGACGAGGACGGGAATGTCCTTGAACGCGCTTGCTTCTATGTCGCCGATTTCGTCTATACCGACGCGGACGGGCGCACCGTTGTGGAGGACGTGAAGGGCTTCCGCACGAAGGAGTACCTCATCCGCCGCAAGCTGATGCTGTTCCGCTACGGCATCCGCATTCAGGAAGTGGAGGCGTAAACGATGCTGACGACCATTGACCGCTCCAAGCTGGCGCTCTGCCCGCTGTGCAGTATGCCCGCCATCATGGAGAACCCGTATGTGCGCGAGGATGCGCTGTGGATTCGGTGCAAGAGTTGTGGATTTCACGCCTGCGTCTTCAAGGACGAGGCGACCGCGCGGAAGCGGGAGGGGACGGAAAATGAGCAGCCGGAACGAGCGCCCCAAGCAGGTTGACCGGATTCTGGACTACATGCGCCGCTACGGGTCAATCACCACGCTGGACGCGATGCTTGACCTCGGCATCCTGCGCCTTGCAAGCCGCATCAGCGAGCTGAAGAAGGCGGGTGTCCCCATCCGGCGGGACTGGGCGAAGGTCACAAACCGCCACGGGGAAACGTGCAACGTACTGCGCTACAGCCTCGATGGCAGCCTTGATACGCCCGGCGGCGAAGAATAAGGGGGCAGCACCATGCCGATTGTCAACTATGTGCGGGAACACATGCGGTTCATCGAATATGCGTCTGATGAAGGACTTTCGTCCGGAGAACGCCTTGTGTGGTATGCGCTGATGCACATCATCAACGGACGCGCACAAGGGAGCATCTGGCCGGAGGGGTTCATCCGCATTGCGAATGACCGGCTTCTCGCACTCTGCCCCATGCAGTTAGGTGCCGTCATCATGGCGCGGAACAGCCTCAAGCAGCGCGGCTTAATTGACTTCATCCCCGGCAGCAGGAACAAACGCGCCCCCGCCTACAAAATCAATTTCTTCTCCCCTGAATTTCCGCCCGATTCCCCCGGCAAAGCGGGGAAAATGCAAAGTTACTGCGAAAATCGAAGTAACTACAATAATAACATGGGGAGTAACTACGATAATAACATAGGGGGTAACAACGGTAACATAGTACCAAACTATACGGAAAGAGAATACCAAACAGGGAAAACGGGTTACCCAGAAGAAGAGAATGAGGAATACACCGAAGCGGAACGCGCGTGTACGGGCGGGCGCGCGCGATAAGCAGATTGCCGCCATTTGGCGGTCGGATTTCGGTGCGATTCCCGCCCCGGCGCAGGTGCAGCGGCTGGCGACTGCGGCGGATGTGCTGCAAATGCCGCTGACAGTGCTGCGCGAAGCCGTCCGGTGCGCCGCCGCGACGGGCGCGAAGTCCCCGATGGCGTATGTGCTGACACTCCTGCAAGACTGGCACTATGCGGGCGTTCGGACGGCGGATGATGTGGGCGAATATGCCTATCTGCGCGACGTGGTGGAGGGCAGGCAGCCCGGCAACCGCGAAAAAGCACAGCAGGCGCTGGCACAGATGCGCCTCCGCCATCAGCAGATGCCGGAGGGCAGCGAGGAAGGGGCGGACGGCTGATGCAAGCAAGCGACATGACAACGGAGCAGCTGATTCGCTACTTCCGGTGCATGGGCAGCGCGAACGCGGTCTGCCGCGAGCATCAGCGCTGCCAGGACTGCCCGTATTACGTTCCGCAGAGCTACAACGTGCGCTTCCGTGACGCGGCGATGGAAATTGCCAATCGGCTGGAAGCAGCACTGAACCGTGGAGGACAAGCAACATGAGCAACCAATCCCCCTGCACCGACCCGCTCAACCCCTGCACGGCGCTGACGCTGGCAGAAAAGAGTGCCGCGCTGGACGGCCTGACGCGCCTGCTCCACCGCTTGCCGCTGCTCCTTGACGAGGCGGAAGCGGTGAAAGCCGCAATCTGCGCCCTGCGCAAGGCGGCGACGGCGGATGACTGCCGGGTGCGCAAAATTCCTGTGTACGGCATGGGGCAAGCGAAGGACGCGGTGTATTCCCAGCGTGGCGACGACTATCTGCTCGAAGCCCAGCGCGTCGCGGGAGAGAATCCGCCGAATGCGTCAGATATGCCGGAGAACGCCCCGAAGAATCCGCCGGAGACGGTGGAGAATGCCGAAAATTCGCCGAAGGTGCCGCCGAAAAAGCGAAATGGCGGCTGGCGGTGCTGACAGGCGATCCAGGAGGGGCGAACATGCGGGCGAAAGAGTATCTGTCGCAGGTGCGTTTTCTCGACGAGCGAATCACCTGCAAGCTGGCGGACGCGGCGCGATTGCAGGACATGGCGACGCGCATCACGCCCATCCTGCGGGAAGACGGCGTATCCGGGGGCGGCGGCGCGCCGGATCGTCTGGCGGACGCGGTGGCGAAAATCGTTGACCTGAAAGCCGAAATCAACCGGGATATTGACCGCCTGGTGGACAAGAAGCGCGACATTGCGGCGAAGCTGGGCAAATTGACCGACCGGCGGTATTACGCGGTGCTTTTCCGGCGGTATCTGCTGTTTGAGACGTTCGAGAAGATTTCCTGCGAGATGAACTACTCGTGGCGGCACGTCTGCTCCCTGCACGGGCAGGCGCTGGAGGCGTTTCAGCGGGTGCTGGACGCGGAAAAAGACGCTTGATGCGGCGCGGAGGTGAGAAAAATGGCGATAATCGGCGTGCTGTGTCTGCTGGCGGCGGTGGTCTGCGCGGCGTGCGTGATGGTGAACAGGCGATAAAAGCAAAAGGGACTGCATACGTTCATGCAGCCCCTTTTGCTTTACGTAGAATATGCAATTCAATCAACACGCCAACTATACCGCAGCTTGCATTCCGTAAACCAGCTGTACGGGATTACAGTGTCCCTTTGGAGGCGACCAATCACGATGTACGGCGGAACGCCCTGCGAAGCGGCAAACGCCGAGATGACATCAATATCAAACGCCTTTGCCTTTACGAAATTCTTGTAGGCAGCGGCATCGAGGAGCATATCGGCGGCGCGCTGGTTCGCCTTGCGCTCACGCTCATTACTGCTGTCCGAGAAGTCCATGAATCGGCTGGACTTCTCCACGTCGCCGCCGATGATGTGTGCCAGTTCGTGAAAGAACGAAAACCAGAAAATATCCGCCCACGCACCGCGAAGCGTCAGGAACATGTGGTACTGCCCTTCATCCAGCGCCACGATATATCCTTGAACGGGTGCGCCGCGGAAGTTCTTCACGATAGAAAGAACAATGCCGTATTTCAGCAGAATCGCAGGCAAACGTTCCTGCGGATTCTCTTCGGAACGCATGAGGCTTTTTGCTTCCGCGATGATGCTCGGCAGCGCTTCCGGCGAAAACGTACTGTCAAGCGGCGGCACTTGATAGGTGTACTGGCACAATTGAAGCCATGCACCGAGAATCAAGGGGTCGAGGCGGTTCTTTTTCGACATGCGGAATTGTCCACAAGGGACGAGCGACGAAAGCTGGGAAAGATTGCTGACGTGCAGCAGAGAGCGCACCTTTAAGATTTTCGCATCTTTCGGTTGCTTTTTAGGGAGAAGCTCACGCGTCTGCAACCACGCGACGATTTCGTGGAGGTTGTCATACGAGGTGCGTTCTTCATCCGTGATGCTCTGCGCTTCTTCAAGCGTCTGCATATCCGCATCGTAGATAGCCTGACTGTTCAGCCAGAAGGACATGGGCACGTCAAGCGCATAGTCCAAGGCTTTTGCATAGGAAGCCGAAATGCTCTTCTTGCCAGACAGCAGACTGCTGACAAACGAATCAGTCACGCCTGTACGCTTTGCCAATTCTGCCTGCGAGATACGCCTTTCTGCCAGAATGTCAGAAAGAATTTCGCCCGGATGAACAATCATTTCAGGGGATATACCAGTTCTTCTTTCCGCCATGGTAGTCGCACACTCCTTCCACTTTAATTTCTCTAATCGTAACACTCTCGCCGCTTTCGCTCGGTGTGAATATCAGGCGAACGTTCGGCGTAATCCTGAGCGACCAGAACGGGTGATCATCTCCGTGCAGTAGTTCGGGATGCCACAGCCCAAGTTTCAGGAAGTCGCCGAAGTTGTCAGCAGCAGCGAATGCTTTCAGCTGCCTCGCAATTGTCTGAACCCAAGAAGGGTCAACTTTTCGTTTCAGCAGACTGGCATCTGAAAAGCATTTCTCCACCTTCTTGGAGGAATAAGTGATTATCAAACAGTTCCACCACCTCATCACCTCAACCAATTGGTTGACTGCATGAACATTCTAACCGAGATTTTCGCTTTTGTCAACGTTTTTGCCCCCGGAAATTGATTTTTTTCCGGCGTATCCTTGGGCATACACCAACCGTCCGCAACGTTCCCTGCTTTGTGCATAGAATATCATAGTATTTCATACCCCACTCATGCTATACTGCACATGGAAACCTCCAATCACCTCACCCGACGGACGCGCCAGTCTCCGCCGGGTATTTTTGTGCCCCAAATTCGCTGCGCCCCGCGTGTGGAGGCGCAATTCCTCATTCCGCATTCCAGAAAGGATGGTGGACTTGGCTGGACTGACCGAGAAACAGCGCCGCTTCTGCGACGAGTACCTGATTGACCTGAACGCGACGCAAGCCGCCATCCGCGCCGGATATTCCCCGAAAACGGCAGCGACAATTGCGGCAGAAAACCTCACAAAACCTAAGGTTGCTGAAAACATCAAAAAGCGCATGGATGAAAAGGAAGATGCGCTGATTGCCAAGCAGGACGAAGTGCTGAAATATCTGACGGCGGTGATGCGCCGGGAGATGAAGGAATTTGTCGTCGTGACGTGCATGGAGGAGAAGACGGAAGTCATCCCCGGCGAGGGCGGCGGAAAGCCCACCCGGCGCACAACGAAGAAGGAAGAACCGAAGGTCGTCGAGATTCCGGCGCGGCTGTGCGACGCGAACAAGGCGGCAGAGCTGCTGGGCAAGCGCTACGGGCTGTTCACGGACAGGGTGGATGTGTCGGGCAGCCTGCCGGTGATTCTGGCGGGAGAGGATGCGCTTGACGACTAATCAGCCGCGAATCTACCTGCCGGATGTCGTCGGGCGCGGCTACGGCGCGTTCTGGCGCTTCACGGGGCGCTACCGCGTGTGCAAAGGCAGCCGCGCAAGCAAGAAAAGCACCACGACGGCGCTGAATTTCATCTACCGCATGATGAAGTACCCCGGCGCAAACCTGCTGGTCATCCGCAAAACGTACCGCACCTTGCGCGACAGCTGCTTCACACAGCTTCTCTGGGCAATTCACCGCCTGCAAGTGGAGGCGTTCTGGAGCTGGAAGGAAAGTCCGCTGGAAATCACCTACAAGCCAACGGGGCAGAAAATCTACTTTCGTGGCATGGATGATCCATTGAAATTGACCTCCATCACCGCGCAGAGCGGCGTGCTGTGCTGGGTGTGGATTGAAGAAGCCTACGAAATCATGAACGAGAGCGACTTCAACACGCTGGATGAATCCATCCGCGGCGAATGCGCACCGCCGCTGTTCAAGCAAATCACGCTGACGTTCAACCCGTGGAATCAGAAGCACTGGCTGAAAGCGCGCTTTTTCGACGTAGAAGACCCGGACAGCCTCGCCATCACAACGAACTACCAGTGCAACGAGTGGCTGGACAAGCAGGATTTACGCCTATTTGAGCGGATGAAGGCGACGAACCCGCGCCGCTACGCCGTGGCTGGCTTGGGCAACTGGGGTATCGTGGAAGGCCTCATCTACGAGCGCTGGCAGGAATCCGCGTTCGACCCGGCGGAAATCAGCCGGACGGGCAAGCTGGAATCCGTGTTCGGGCTGGACTTCGGCTTCACCAACGACCCGACGGCGCTGTTCTGCGGATTGCTGGACATTCCGGCGCGCCGCCTGTACGTCTTTGACGAGCTGTACGAACGGGGGCTGACGAACGACATGATTGCCAAGCGTGTGACGGCGATGGGCTACGGCAAAGTGAGCATCACCGCCGACGGCGCAGAGCCGAAATCCATTGCCGAGCTGCGCGGCATGGGCTTGCGCGTACACAGCGCGGCGAAAGGCGCGGACAGCATCCGCAGCGGTATCCAGTGGATTCAGAACCTCGAAATCATCATCCACCCGCGCTGCGCGAATTTCATAACGGAAATCAGCAACTACACATGGGACAAGGACAAGTTCGGCAAGATGCTCGATGGCCCCATTGACGACTTCAACCACCTGATGGACGCCATGCGCTATGCGCTGGAAAAATACATCATCAACAAGAAATGGACGTACTAACGAGAGGATGACACGAATGACAGACGGAGAAAGACTGACGGCGATTCTTGCGCAGTACGCAATCCCGTGCGAGAAGGTCAGCTTCCACGGCAAGCTGGACGCGCTGGCGGCAGGGCTGGGCATCCAGACGCAAGGGCGGCTGATGGGCGACGTGCTGGATGACATTGCCGCCAAGACGGGCGTGGAGCGCGACGACCGGCTCTATGGCGCGTTCATCCGCAAGCTGTACGAGGACGTGACCAGCGGCGAGGACGCGACGCTTTCCGGCAATCCGCTGACGCTGACGGAGTGCATCGGAGGGAAACCGCTTGGCGCACTGCATGTGTACGGCAAAAGCACGCAGAACGGCGTGCCGCTCCCGACCGCGCCCGTGCCGATTGTCAGCGCGG